GGTTTCACGTCTCCACGGTTTTGAGCGAGCGGGTGCGCAAACGTGTTTGCGCATGGTTTGGGCGCAAGTTTTGCGCTTTGCGCGGATTTGATGCGCTTTGACACTGAAAACGCATCATGGCGCGGTCGCATGCAGAATCGGGGCTGGTGAAGCTCTATATGGCTGCGAAGGGGGTAGCCCTTCGCACGGCGCAGCTGCATGCCAAAAACCGGCATCCGGACTACGTGGCGTTTTTGGCGACGCAGGGGGCAAAGGCATTGGAGGTCTCCGATCCTAGCGAGGATCAGAAGCGGGCACTGGTGGCGGTGATGGGTGGGCAGACGCCCCCGGGGGATCGGCTGGTGCATGTGGCACCGCCTGCGATGGAAAAGCCGCAGGATCAGTGGACGCCCGAAGAGTATGCCGAGTGTCAGGCGTGGGCCGGGCTCGTCGCTGCCAATGCGCAGCGCGAGCAGGCTTTGAAGCAGGGCGATCCCATGGCGGCAATCGGCTTTGTGAAAATCGCGGCCGATTCGTTGAAGTCCTACCACCTCGCTCGGCAGCGTCGAGTGCAGTCCGAGCTGGAAAGCGGACGACTACAGCCCATGTCCGCCTGGCAGGACGCCAAAGCCGCGCTCATGAAATTCGTTTCGCTTTTTGCCTCCTTTGAAGGCCGCATTGCCCAGCGGGCCAATCCTGATAACCCGCAGCATGCCATGCGGGCGATCTCGCAGTGGCGTGAAGAGGAATTTAACCCCGCGCTCGAAAACGTCCTCGCGGAGCTCACGGTATGAACCCCACGCCGCAGCAACGCCGCGCCGCCGCCGTGCAAAGCGAAGTCCTCGGCATGTTCCGCACGCAGCGTCGTAAAGCCGTCGTGCCCTGGCTGGAGGAGAACATCATCCTCCCCCGCAAAATGGCACCCAACTCCGCCGGGCCGTTCCGCACGGCCTCGCGCCCGTTTCAGCGGCCCATCTTGGAATGCTTCAACCCCGAGGCGGGCATCAACGAGTGCGGCGTTTCCGCCGGGGTGCAGATCGCCAAGACGACCATGCTGACGCTTGGGGCCTCGTATCGCCTGGTGAATGCCCCCATGCCCATCCTTATGATCGGCAGCTCACGCGACTGGACCAAGACCGAGCTCAGCGAAAAGCGCATGCAGGTCCTTATCGACGAGAACCCCATCCTCGCCGCCTGCAAGCCCGCCAACTCCGACCGTTACCGCTCCATGTCCATGGACCTCTCCGGCGGCATGGTCAACTTGGTCGGCGGAAACTCCCCCGGTGCCCTCTCTGGCGGCTCCTACGGCATCACCCTTTGCGACGAAGCCTCAAAGCTCATCCAAAGCGAAAGCGACCAGGCTCCCGAGGCCCACCCCTTTCACCTCATCGCCAAACGCACCGACGGCTTCGGCGCTCTGGAATTCCACTACTACTCCAGCACCCCGAACAGCCCCACGCATCCCTTCTGGAAATACATCCTCGCCGGAGACCAGACCCATTTTTACACCGAGTGCCCGCACTGCCACGGCTGGTTTTATCTCGACTTCATCGGCCGCCCGGAAGATGTCGAAGACTACAACACCCACCTCGGACTCACCCTGCCCAGCGATTACAAATCACTCACATGGGACAAAGACGCCCGCGAAGCCTCCGGGCAATGGGACGAGGCCCGCGTCCGCGAATCCGTGCGCTACATCTGCCCGCACAACGGCTGCGAGATCACCGAGCTGCACAAGCAGGCGATGGTCGAAGGTTGCGCCGAAAAGCGGCACAACGCCCTCGCCGCCAAAAACCGCCGCACCTTCATCCTGCCTTCGTTCTACTCGCCCACCAAGAGCTTTGGCACCATGGCATGGGACTTCCTCGACAGCCTCAAAGACATGTTTGGGCTGCAAGACTACTACAACAGCCGCCTCGCCCGCCCGTGGACCGAATACAACGTCAACCTCAAGATGGACGATGTCGTCAAAGCCATCGCCGACGGCAAAAACGGCCGCCCACTCTATCGACGCGGCACCCTCCCCTTCAAGCCCCTCCGCCTGCTCCTCAATGCCGATCCAGGCGAAGCCACCACGCACTGGGAACTCACCGCCCTCGCCCACGACGGCGGTGTTTGGGTTTGCGATTGGGGCACCGTCGTCTCATCCAAAGACCTCCTCACCACCGACTTCCTCCGCGCCCGACACATCATCGTCGAGGGCACTGGCGAAAAAATCTTCGCTGTGCGTGGCTACCTCGACACCGGCTGGCAGCAAGACGACCAACTCGACGTGTGCGCCGCCTCCAAAGGCTTCTTCATCCCCGTGAAAGGCTCCGATGCCAAACACGGGCAACTCCACGAAACCCGCGTCGCCACACGTCCCCAGATGTCTCTCCTCGTCTTCAACGACCGCGAGGTGAAAAACATGCTTTACGCCAACCGCATGATGAAGCGCATCGACGGAGCATTTCACCTTCCCGTCGATGCCGACCCCGAAGTCAAACTCGGCCACACCGGCCAAAAACGCGACGCCGACGGCGAATGGCAACGCGTCCCCCACGATCACTTCGGCGACTGCTCCAAATACACCTGCATCGATTACCAGCTCCTCCGTGCTGGCGGCATGCTTTGAACGATAAGCACAGCAACCGAGGGAGCGGAAATATGAGCACCGAAAATCAGTATAAAATCACCGCCGCGACCGAAGGTTGCGCTGCTGCGGCTGGGTATGTGTGCCGCCGCTGCAACGTGCCGATGACTCAAGGTATGGCGATACCTCCAGCGATACAATGCAGCGACGAGGGGACATGCAGCTACGCCATTTGGAGCACAAAAGCTCCTCTCGTGCCTGTCTGGAAATGCCCCAAGTGCGGACACTCCATCACTACACATACCACCCAGCTCGCCGACAAGCGAGCCTAAGCGAGACGTTCGGCGCAGCGCACGTTCGGCTAGTCATTTCTCCTTCCCGCCTCCGGCGGGTTTTGACACCCGCCCGCCCGCATGGCGGCCGTTTCCATTGCAGACCTGACTTCCGACTATCGTTTCCACGCCCGCATCTTGTATCCGGGCGACAACGCCGCGCAGCTCCAATGGCTCACCGATCAATACCTCCTCCTCGCGGAAGATCGCAGCGGTGCCGAGATCACCGCTCATGCCTTTGAGGGATCGTCCCACTCCGCGCAATTCCGCGATTCCTCACCCGAGCAGCGCCGTCAGGCCGTCCAGGCTGCCATTGAAGCCGTCGAGGCCAAAATCGCGGGCCTCGTGGACAATTCCGAGCGCCGACCCTTCGGCTTCCGCTTCGCCCCCGGCCGTGAACCTGCCGCCCTCCTTGGCTGATTCATTCGTCCTTCACTCTCCTCGCCATGGCAAAACGCTCATCCAAGTCGCCCCCCACGCCCGCCATTTCTGGCACCACGGGCATCGTCAACAGCCCTCACGGCATCACCAACGTCGCCACCTCCACCACGCCCGGCAGCTACCGCAGCACCCCGCGCTACACACCGTGGAGCCTCAAGAGCGTCGAGCGCATGCAGCGCAGCAAAGACCTCGTGCAAATCTCCCGCTTCCTGCAAAGCGAAGAAGGCATCCCGCAGGTGCGCTACGGCATCCAGCAGCTCCCTCGCGAGGCCGTCGGCAAAGGCATCGGTTGCAAGTCCATTTCGCAAAACGCCGACTTCCGCCGCGAAGCCACCGCCCTCTTCAAAAAATGGGCCGAATCGCCCGCGATCGACATCCGCAAGGAGCACAACCTCTTTGCCATCCAGCCCATGCTACTCTCCGCCATGCTGGGCGATGGCGAGCTCTTCATCCTCCCCGTTTATGAGCCCGGCGGCGCATCGTGGTCACTCAATGACCGCAGCAAGCGAGCCTTTCAAATTCAGCTCGTCAGCCGCGATCAGCTCACCAATGGCGATGTGCCCACCAACGCCGCCCGCACCCTCCGCTGGTTTGACGGCCTCCAATACAACGGACTCGATCAGCTCCAGCTCCTCCGCCTCAATCAAGACGCGGATGCCACCGGCTACACGCCCTCCAAAAAATTCACCGACATCCCCGCCGTCAATGCCATGGGGCACCGGAACATTTTCCACCTCAAAGACCCCACCCGCATCCATCAGTATCACGGCGATCCTATTATCTTCGCCAGCGGTCGCGATCTCCTCGATTCACTCGACCTCAAAGCCCTTCGCAAGCACTCCGCCAAAGTCCGCGCCTCCCTCCTCGGAGCCACCACCACCCGTGATGGCAAGATGCTCAATGCCATGCAGCAGATCGCCGTGGCAGAGCAAAGCGGCAGCCCCGCCGCTGATACCGGCCGCCGCTTCGTCGAAGTCGCCGAAGGAGCCGTCTTCCTGCCTCTCAGCGACAACGAATCCTTTAACTTCTTCAACAACCCCTCCGAAGGCATCCCTTTTCGCGACATCCTCGCTGATCTCATCCACCCCTTCCTCTTCGAGCTGAAGTATCCGCCTGAGTGGATCTTCACCCGCGGCAAAGTCGGCGGTGTTGAATATCGCGGCTTGCTCCAGCAAGTCGCCCGCGCCCATGAAGGCCTCCGCGCCCGCCTTTACCCCTTCCTTGAATGGCTGTGGGAAAAAGTGATCGGCACCGCCATGCAGCCCGGCGGCCCGCTCTACGCCTACGCCACGGTCCCCGACTGGAACCAAATCGACTTCGTCACCGATCCCGATCCCACCGTCGATGCCGGACGCGACAACAAAGCCGACCTCGAAAACCTCGGTGAAAACCTCATCACCCCCGATGACTTCATCGAGCGCCGCACCGGCATGGATGGCGAGGCCGTGCGCCACGCCGCCATTGAGCAAAAGCTCAACAGCATCCGCTTCGCCATCTCGCAGGCCACTGGCACACCTATCGACCAGGTCAAAATCCCCGCCTCCATCGCCATCTCCATCGGCATGGGCCTCAAGACACTCCAAGCCGCCGCGGGCACGCTCAACACCCTCAGCCCCGAAACCCTCGCCGCCGACATCGCGGCGATTGATGCAGCTTAGACAAAAAAATGACAGACAAAAAAATCAGCATGTTTTTGTCTGTCATCTTTTTGTCTTCCTACCTCGTCCTTTGACACCTCGCGGCGAGCATGTCCCGCTCTAAGACTTGGTTCACAATCACCAATGCCGCCGATGCCCCCGCCGCTGAAATCTCCATCCACGACGAGATCGGAGCATGGGGCGTCAGCGCCAAAGACTTCCTCGCCCAGCTCCGCAGCATCGCGGCAGCGACTCCGATCCATCTTTCACTCCACTCGCCCGGAGGTGAGGTTTTCGACGGTCTTGCCATCTACCATGCGCTAAAGGCACGCGGCAATGTTACCGTCCGCATCGAAGGCCTCGCCGCCTCGATGGCATCGGTGATCGCCATGGCAGGCACGCGGATCGAGATGCCGCGCAACGCCTTCCTCATGATCCACAACCCCAGCGGCTTCGCCATGGGAGATGCGGCGGACATGCGCCAGCTCGCGGACCTGCTCGACAAGATCAAGAGTAGCCTCGTCGCCGCCTACCGCGACCGCACCAAGAAAACCGACGAGGACATCATGGACATGATGGACGCTGAGACCTGGCTCACCGGCGAAGAAGCGGTGGAGCACGGCTTCGCCGATGCCACCACCGATGAAGTCGCGCTCAGCGCCTCCGCCTTCAAGACCGCCCGCATCACCGCCGCGCTGCGCCATGCGCCCCGCGCCCTCTTTGACACCCCGCCGCCCGTTGCGCCCATCACGGCCCTCACCTCCACAACTGAACACATGAAAGCACTCCTCGCTCTCGCCTCCGCCCTCGGCATCCCCCTGCCGGAAAACTGCACCGAAGACCAGGCCGTTGAGGCCTTCAAGGCGCACAAACCCGCCGCCAAAAACGTCGTCATCGACTTCGAAGACGCCGATGTGAAAGCCGCCTTCACCGCGCGCATCACCGATGCCACGCAGGCTGATAAAGCCAAGATCACCGCGCTCGAAACCGAGCTCGCCAGCATCAAGGCACTGCTGACCAACGGCCCCGCTGCCGCTGCCGGTGGCAACACGCCTGTCACGGCTGCGGCGGTGAGCACCGTCAAGAACGTGCAGGAGCAATACGCCGCCATCACCGATCCCGCCGAACGCACCCGCTTTTACAACAAGCACAAGGGCGAACTCAAAAAGCCTTCTGCCTATTTCAACCAGTCCGCTGCCTGATTGACACACTCACCCTCACACCACCCCGCATCTAACTCACCGTCATGACCACGTTCAACGATACCCTCTTCGGCCAGACTGTTTTCCAGCAGCTCGTGGACATTCTGCTTCCGCTGAATGTCTTCTCCACCGACATCTCCTCGGAAGTCGCCACCCCCGGCTCCGCCGTCGTGGTGCCGCTCTTCGGCAATGTCACCTCCACTTCCTTCGTGCAAGGCGCGTCCGCCTACGAAGGCACCGGCGGCACCATCTCCGCCATCACGGTGAATGTGGACAAACGCTACATCACGCCGATCGACGTGACGCCGCAGCAGCTCGCCGACAGCAGCAATGCCAGCCGTCTGGAGCAGTTTGGCGCTCAGCTCGCCAACGCCACCGCAAACAAGCTCCTTCAGGACGTGTTCAGCGTTCTCACCACCACGAACTTCGGCGCGGCTGTCCTTACCACTGCCTCCGCCAACTACAGCCGCACGCAGCTCATCGCCATTCGCAAGGCGATGCTTCAGGCGGGCATCCGTGGCCCTAAATCCCTCGTCGTGAACATGGACGTGGAAGCCGCCATGCTCGGTGATGACAAGATCACCCTTGCCCTCAATCGCGGTGACAACATGGCGATCAAGGAGGGCATGCTCGGCCGTCTCATGGGCCTCGACATCTACTCCAGCGATGTCCTGCCCACGAACAGCATCAGCCTCATCGGCTTCTGCGCGGGCAAAGAAGGCATCGCGGTTGCCATGCGCAACCTCGGCAACTACCTGCCCTCGGAAGAGTATTCCGCATTTGAGCAGTATGTCGATCCCGACAGCGGCATCAGCATGCTCTACACCCGCCATTGGAACCGCGCTGCGGGCAAGTGGTTCATCAACACCCACGTGCTCTTCGGCTACTCCGCCGCCGTCACCGGTGCCGTCAAGCTCTTCACCACGCCGACTTCGTAATCGGCCTCTCACTCCCGCTCGCTGCGATTGGTGCTCGCAGCGGGCGGTTTCCATTTGGGATTCGTCCCGCCCGCGTTCGGAGCACCACCGGCGCGGGTTTTTTGTTTCTACGTCACATGAAAATCAGCCTCGC